CGCCATCAATATAGGTCGTTCGAAGATTCGCACGATATTTATCATTAGCCAGTGCTGGGGTATCTGTCATACTTTAATTCTATAGCCTGAAAAACAACTTTGTAATTAGTAGGCGTTAAACCAATGCCCGCTAGAACTTTTAGAGCTACTCTTTCTTCCAAAATCAAGAGTTGGCGCTTTTGGAGCCTCAGATAGGGCCTGTATTGTTTTATCTCCCTCACTTTTAGTTTTTATTGTCTTTTTAAAGAGAGAGTTTACCGAAGTAACATATGATTTTATTTTTGCTGGAGTAAGACCGCCCGAACCCTTATAGTCACGGTCCATATAAAATTTATTATAGATAGGATCATACTTTACGGCGGCAATAAGAGCTTTTTCGTCTTTAGATATTATCCCTTCGTCGTATAGTCGATCAAACATTGAGGTCGAGAACATCGACTTTCCTCCTACTTCTTTTTTTCCAAGGATAAGATTGGAAATAAGCTCGTCTCTTTTGTTAGGATCAGCATTTCTCGCATAAGACAACAGGCCTTCGAGCCTATCATTCTGATTCATAGAGGCAGTCTTATAGTACTGTAGGTCTAATGGATCAATTTTCGCGGCATTGGCTATCTTTGTCTTTTGTTCTGGGGTAAGGTACTGATCTTGAGCAACCTTTAACATCTGATCGAGAATATCTCGCTGACCGGAGCGAGCACTTTTGTCATATGTTTTTCCGTCAAAGAAACGTATAATGATTGCACTGTCTGGAAGGTCAGTAGTACCACTTGAAAGTGCATTGTCAACGGTCTTATTAAATGCCTCTTGCTCTTTTTTAGTTTTTGGCATGACAACTTTTCCCTCGGCATTCATTCCCAGAGTGCTATAATTCTTTTTTCCTAGTCCAAATAGGTCTCCCAGTCCTCCGCCTGAGCCTCCAGAAGAAGGATTTTTTGAAAATGCCTGTGCTATCTGTTCATTCGTTGCTCCTCCTTGCTTAAGAAGATCAGCAGTATCGATCTGTGATGGTGTTTTAGCTCCACCTCTAAAACGAAGCGGTGCCTCAAGAAGATTTGCCATCAACTCTTCGGGAGTTGACCCTCCACGAAGAAAAGTAAGCGTATTTGTTATCTGTGAAGGAACTCCGACAGCATTTCCAGCCTGACCAAGAAGACCCGCAATATTATCAGTTACCGACTTGTCGGGGCTCGTTATTTCACGTCCCCTATAGTCTTGATTGGTGAGTACGGAAATACCTGCATTTACGGGCGGAGAAAGACGATTTTTGAGTACATTTACTGCTCCTTGGACATCGTTTGAAGCAATGCTTGACACTATAGAAAGGGGAGCGCGAATAAAGTCAAATGCAGTCCCAAAGGCAGGAATCATTCTCTCTCGTCCTCTACTATCAAAACTCCCTGTCGCAAGGTTAAATTCCTGTCCAGCTCCATTTTCCCAAGGCCAGTGTCCAGATAGTGCCTTATTAGTCATTGCAAATGTTCCATACATAGAAGCGGCATTTACAGCAAATCTTTTAAAGGGAGCATAGGCTGGATTATTCCAGTTTTTAGGATTCATGAGCCCTCCCAGCTTACCAGCAATTTTAATATTGCTACCCAACCAATCAGGTGCAAGAAGTAAGGTACGCATAACGTTCTGAAAATCTTTGCTTCCTACCATATCCGCAGGACTGACACCACCAAATACTGTGTTTGCCGTCTGAGCGCCTATTTTAAAAGCCTCATCTCGAGTGGCTCCATTCTTAAGCGCATCGTTAAAAGTCTCCCAAGCTACTTTCAATTTATGAGCAGGAAGTACCTTATCGAAAGCTGCCTCAGAAAATAATTTATCAAATCCACTTTGAAGCCCAGCTATACCTTTTGTTGCTTCTTTTGGCTTGAAAAGATACCCTCCACCTTCCTCTGAGCGGGAAATATTCAATCCACCTTTTAAAAGACCATCGGTTATATCTCTGGGAACAACTTTCTCTACATAATCAGCCGCACTTTTAGGATTGGTGTTCCATATTACAGAATCAACCAATGCTCCAAAAGGATTTCTTCTTGCGGCGGCGGCACGAACAGGAACGTTTACTCCCGTATGGAAATTCCACCCAGTTTTAGGAACGCCAGCCGAAAGAATAGTTTGTTTGGATCGGCTTACAAAATCAGCAGTTTTTTGAAGAAGCGGGCTTCCTTGACTCATATATTGATTTACCATTTTTGCAGTATCAGGAGTACCAAGTAGAGGTTTACCCTCATAATTTACGCCTAGAGGTTGCCAGCCCTGAGGAGCTTCCGCTAAAGTCTTCGCGTTGCCTGTTTTTACAAGATTTTCTACGAATTGCTTATCTGCAAGTGCCCTTTGAGCGCTTTTAAATCGACTCGTAAGAAGATCGGAAATTGTATTATAGCGAGGAGTGAGTCCTGCTTCTATTCCAGTTTTGTAGTCCTCAAGAAGGCGTCCTTTTGAGAAGCCCGGCTTTCCTCCAACCACCTTTTTAACCACAGACTGAATTTCTTCAGGTGTATTATTCCAAAGCTGAGGAAGATAATTATTTCGATATTGTTTTTCATCTAAAAGTCCTGATTTATTTTCGAGCTGGAAAAGACCATCGGTAAAGTCTTTTATTGCTTTATATCGCTCTGGATTCTTACCAGACTGAAGATCGATAATGGCATTTAATCCTTCCTTGTCAAACTGAGTAAGGGCAGGATTTCTTTTTATATCTCCTGCTCTCCAGTTTGTGAATCCTTCTCGAGTATTAATCCATTGACGAGCGATATCGGTTCCTTTCTGGAAAAGAGCTTCTGTTTTGTTTTTTATAGGCTGAAGAACATCTCCCGCCGCCTGAGCCGCATCTGTTACCTTTTGACCAATACCCTGTCTTGTCTTATTAAGTGCATCCATAGCGAGCTCTGTATCTGTTTTTATAGGTCCAGTCGTAACCGGAGTACGGTTTTTAGCAAGATAGTCCATTGCCAACTGTCTATTCTGAGGGTCTCCCTCAAAAAGCTGAGCTGTCTTTTTTATAATATTTGGAGCTTTATGTTCTGCTTCTTTGAATATTGTACTGGCCGCAGTTTTTCCTTCATTTTTGGCAACTGTTTTTACGACATCTTGTGCCCCTACCTCGGCAAGTTTTTTGCTTCCCATTTTTTCTGCTGTTCCTGCGCCAAGGGTAAAAAGATCGAGCGCATTTAAAGTATCTTCTAGAGCAGGATTTCTTAAAAAGCCACCCAAGTCTCTATTTTTTATCTGAGTAGGAATATTTTTTATACCTTGAACATCCTGCGTTCTTCCCTGCGGAGTATTAACACGCTCAATAGTCCTTCCCCAGCTTTTGAGATAGTCACCGGGAACATTTGAGATTCCTGTTATAATACGACCCATTACGTCATTTGGACCAGTAAGGATACTTTTTTCTTTCGATGGTTGATATTGGAATGTGGGTATTTTCTGTAAAGCTCTACCGAAGTTGGCTGAAGCTTGCTGTCCTTTTTGTGAAAAAGCAAAAGTGTTAGGATTTCCCTCAAGAGCTTTGTCTATTACCTCCGGAGCATTCTTTTGAAGATAATTTACCGCGCTAGAAGCGGCTGAACCAATTGAATTTAATGCGTTTCCTGCTACACGTTTTAAGAGTTCGAAGGCTATTTTATGTTCCCTCCTTTAGATAAATTATGTCCCCATGCTCTAACTGTTGGCGGCATAGGTTTACCATAAGTAATTTTATAATGACATTTTTGGCATAAAGTCCTACAATTTTCTATATTAAACCTAAGCTCTATATACTCAGACCAAGATTGAATATGATCTACCTGAAGTTGCCCCCCTCTTTGACCGCAGATTTGACAAGTATAATCGTCACGTTTTAAAACTAAATCTTTTATTGAATTTTGGAATCTACGTCTTTCTAGGTAATCTTTTCCTCTTTTCCCACCCTGCCAATTCCAATGTTTTTCTCCTTTTAATTTACCCCTTACTCTCATTTTTTCAATAGCTTCTTTGTTTTGTTTTTTACCATAAAAAGGATGTCTTTCTCCGCGTTGATATTTATAAAAACACTCACGACTACATATTTTTTTTCCCCTATAAGAAATAGCTAAAAAAACTTCCCTACAATTAAAGCAAATTCTTTCCACTAAAGGTAGTTTTCTATTCATATATATTCATCATAACATTAGGCACCTAAGAAAGTATTGAACGGGTTAGGAAATGAGGCCCTTTTGTTTTTTTAAGATATTGAGAATATCAACCGGATTTGCTGGATTGGCAAACTGATCGGTAGTATTTTGATCTGGAGTAATGCCTGCGCCAGTAAGGACGTCACCTATCGTATTGGCAATTCCTGAAAAATTAGGCGCATATTGGCTCAACCCGCTAGAATTTAGAGGCTGAATAGACGCGAGTGATCTTTGATAATTTACGATATCGTTAAGAGAGTTCACAAAATTTTCTTCAGCATTGCTATATCCCATGCTTCTAATTTGAGCCGCTCTATCTTTTACATCCTTTAGGTAAGAATTGGCCTGATTTTCCTGAGCTTGAGCCTGATCCTGTCTATCTTGGAAAAGAGCCTGATTTGATCTTTGCTCTTCTCCCTGTTTGGCAATAGTATTCCCTTGAGTTGCGGCAAGATCACCAGCAATTCTGCTTTGAGCGAGAAACTTTGAAGAATCACCAAGGCCTAGAGCTCGACCTTTTGCTCTCGTCTGTCCTTCGAGGCTCTTCGACATACGAGCATTTGAGCCAAGTATTCCTGAAGCACGATCTACAATTTCCTGAGTGGCGTTATCACGAAGAGTTGCATTTCTATCTCTAAAGGCATTTACCGCCTTAAGAAGATTGTCAAAGGTCGACTGACCTGAGCTTTCAAGCTGATCCGCCTGAGCTTTGTATCCGTTTATTCTATTTCGAAGAGCAAGTTCAGCAAGTCCGACATCGTTTGAGCTATTGCCAGCCGCTACGCTTGGCTGATTCCCACCTCCACCGCCACCACCACCTCCGCCACCACCTCCACCCGGAGGAAGTGTCGGACCTATAGGACTCGCATATTGAGTTCCACCATTATTTCCACTAGGAGCAGTAGAAATACCCCTATCTTGATATACGAGAGGATTATTGAACGTAGTTGTACGTTCTGCTGAGGGAGATTTCCCTGCAAGTTCTCGAAGTAATTCTGTGAATCCGAAGTCAGGAAGGTAAACTCCACCGACTCCCCATGTTCCTTGTACTGGCATATATTTATATGATATACCAGACCTATTTTAAATGTAATGTCAATATGTGAGAAGCGCAACAGAAAGGCCGTCAGCAGAATATACGCATATTCGCGATCTCGTCTTAATCGCTATATCGTGAGAAGGAGAATTTTTCCAATTGTTGACAACCTCATCGGCTGTCTTACCGGGAGCAAGTATTTCGCTTACCATTAAATTAGGCATGTAATTATTTACAAATTCTTGTAGTCCCTCGTGAGAGTTTGTTCTTTTATAGTTTTTCCATCTTGAACCAATATTATTGCACAAAGGCTCATAAAGAATAAAATTAGGAAGACCAAGCTCTCTTCGGTATACATTTAATTCCTCCAAAACTTGATACCCAGTAGGGTAAGTAACACGAGAGGCTAGTATTGCTCTATTTACCGAATACCACATAATCGCATCGCGAACATGGTAGAAGGCAGTAAACATACCGCCAACAAAAATAAAGACTGCGAGTAGGTTGAAAGCGATTAAAAAAAGTAGCTTTTTCTTTTGCATGGCGTAGATTATAGCACAGCGCTAGTTTTTTGTCAAGCCAGCGTTCTCAAGCGAGCTCTATTTGGTAGCTGTCTTTCAGAATTTGAATAATAAATAGCAATTCCAATTAGAGTCATATCATCTTCTATACCGTCATTCTGAAGGTTCAGTTTTACCCAGAACAAGTCTTTTTGGCGCAGATTGACATACCGAAGATTCAAGGTTTCTCCCTGATCGTCTTCTGTCATCATTCCTATTTCCTGATTCCCCCATTCATCATTTCCAAATCCAGACAAAGTAGGATCAGTCGATATACGATAACGAGGAAACTGGTTTAGTCCGTTTTGGTCCATATAAAGAGCCTGAACTGTAGTATTATTCCCGAAAAGAGAACCAAATATAAGGACAGCCTTATCAAACTTTTTAAATTGATCTGGAAGTTTGGCGTCCCACTGCTTTGTCGTAATGGAAAGTGTGATTTTATTCCCGGATTGACTACTTGAAGCATAATCAGTTTTACCCTTAAACATTTCAACAACTACTCCACCTTTTCCTGCCTTATCTGACGCTCCGAAATAGAGAGACTCCATTTTCGTTGTAGGATGAATGGCCTTAAACATAACTGCGGGATGAATACCCGTCCAGTAACTCCATGTATTGTAACGTTCATCATATACCAGCATCGAGTCATTTCCTTCTCCAGCCGCTCCCGTTGAAATACCAAAAAGAGAAAGATTCCTAAAATATTCTGAACACACTTGAGGAAGATTGGCTGGTGTAACCTTACTTTTTACTGAGTCAGCCTTTAAACCAATAACAGAGTAACGAAGAATAGTCCCGTAGTTTTCTTCATGCCCGAGCGAAGCAGGACCCTCTTCCGAGTAAAAACGAATATTGTTTCCTGCTACGTGTGGAGAATGAGGACTCATCGTACCGCGAATCACGTTCACATTTTGAATATCTCCACCTCCCTGAGAATCAAATTCAAGAAGGCCTACCCGCTTATCCTTAAACACCGCAAGACCATCTTTATTGGCGACTGAAAAAGCTTGCAGAGCATTGATACTCTGACCGTCACCCTTTTGATACCCATCAAATCCTGCGCCATCGGCGAGCGCAAAAGAATCGAATTTATCATCACCTGCCGACCATACGAGTACGTCTTTACCTTCCTCGACAGTTGTACCTACCAAAGAATTTGCATAGGCCTCAAGGAGATAAAAATGATAGCCGGGAGTGGTATTTGCATCAGGAACAGGGAATGAGACATCTGTACCCGTTTCTCCGGCTGGATTAATATCCTTATCAATGTACGTAGTTCCTACCCCTTCAATAGTCGCAAGGTAAAATTCATTTCCCGCCGTATCTCCTCTAAAGATCATGCGTCGTGTCGTTCCTGAAGCCGCCGCAGGAAGTGTAACCGTTAAATACGTTCCCTGATCGATATCGGGCATACTATCATAAAAACCCTGCCCGCTCGACTGACCTCCGTCATTGGCAGGAGAAGGAAGAGTATTGCCAAACTCATTCATGTCAACATAGCGATAATAGTAGCTTCGATTTCCTGTACCAGAACCAGTTTTGCTGATCGTTGGCCGTGTACTAGGGTCTGCCAACTCTTTGTATACTTTAAAAGTGGTCCCATCAAAAATAACTACACGGTCTTCACTTGAAGCAAAATATATCTTTCCATTTGTTTGAATTATATTTATGTGAACTGTAGTGTTAAAAACAGGAGAGTTGCTTACAAACTCAGGATCAGTATCACTATAGCCCGCAGGAGGAGTTCCCGTAAGAAGTTCCCACGCATTTGTGCTGAAATTATATCTTTCCAGTTTCCCCGTATCGGAAATACGGATCATGTAGTCATTACCACCTATATCGTAAAACATTCCTCCCGCAACAATTTTAGTTGAATCTGTGGCGGCACTACCCAAAAGCATACATCCTTGACGTTTCGATATAGAGCCGTACTGCGAGTAGACACCATTAAGAAGTTCTGCCAATTCTGTATCTTTTAATGAAGACGCATGAGGGAGAGAATTCCACCCATCAGGGAATCCTTTTGCTCCCATACGCTGTTTTGGAGGATTACTTCTTTTTCTCGGATAAGCAAAGGCCATATCATTACATTGATCTTGAGACGCGTCCGCTTCGAGGTACAGAAAAACGTGTTCTTGCTCTCGTCAGACGGTCAACTTTCGACGGATTAGTGATAAACTGTAAAAGGCTGGCTCTTGAAGGGACCATTTCTACAGCTAGATAGCCGGTAATTCTATTCTCATATTCGGTACGCGCATCATCCTGTGATCCTTGTAGGTTTGTGGTTCTAAAAACTTCCGATAAAGCTCCAAAGGCAATCATATCTCCGGGAAGGAGAACTTTATCAGCCGCCGCCGTTGGCTTAGGAGGAGTACAGTAATACCAGATAGGAGCAGTTTGAGTGGTTTCAATCGCTGAAGAAAACGTAACTTTCCACCTACCAAAATTACTATCTCCTGAATCAGTGATCATTTCGACAAATATTCCTTGATTGTCAGGCTCTCGATCAGGATCAGCTATATCAACACCATCGACATATAAAATATAGAGACTGTTGTCGCGTTGGAAATCAACAGGAAGAAGTGCTTCCGTATCGCCCTGAGTTAATGAAAGTGATCCTTTTTTAAGAAGCCTTCTCCAAAATCCTCGTTTAGAAGCCTCCTCGTATTTCATCCAGATAAATCTGAGCCAATCGCTATATTCCTCTGAATTTTCTTCGGGGACGGCACCTCCAGCCGAGGGAGCCATAAGAGCCATTATATCGGAGACAGTTTCAAAGTACTGTGTTTTGGTTTCCATACTCTAAGTGTACAGTCTTGCTCTTTAGTTTGTAATACCAAAAAAGGCAGGGTTTCCCCTGCCTCCTAAGGTTTTTCTACGATTACATATCGTATGGGAATCGAGTGTTTGGAATTCCAGTTACGTAATCCTGCACCGCAGTATTATCGTACATTCCGTATTCCTCACCATCGTTGAAAACAACGACTTGACGATTTCCGTACAATTCTTTTCCAAGAACGAAAACAGTTCGTCCTGATGCTGTTCCTGCCATGTTATACACACCTCCTTTCCATTATAAAAGTATACGTGTAATGATTGCACAAAGTAACACCCCCCCCAAATAAAAGACCCTCACCGCAAGATGAGGGCCTAGTCTGCTTACCTAACCTGAATATTAAAATCCGAGGTTGATGAGCATGGCGTGTGCCGCCGGATTCCCGATTTTCACCGTTCTTTCCGAAAGAACTTGCCATTGGAAACTGTCGCCTTTTCGACCAAGAGGATACGTCTGCCATTCGCGACCTTTCATGGCTTTTTGACCGACATCAGATTCATCAAGGAAGAAAACCATATTATCCATCCAACCAGTTCTCTCCTGAATGAGTACAACTTCGATCTTGCCGAAAAGGTGCGAAAGGTATGTACCTACTACACCGATACCACGACTATCGTTTTCCTGATCTGTTCTGATGGTGTCAGTCATTACGTACTTAAATTTCCGCATGAATTTGGCACCAACATACATAGTGGGCTTTTTAAAGACTTTTGCACTCAAGACATCGAGAGCATTATCTACTTTAGCCAGAGGTCCGTTATCTCCCGTAAGAGACCACGTACCAACACCACCGAAATCAAGAATATTAGTCGGGGCATACAGTTCAAGAAGATGCTTAATCCCAGCCGAAGTTGTGACTTTTCGGACATCATCCTTGGTTCGTCTTCCGAGAACCATTTGACTCTGCCAGACTTCACCCAACTCCATCTGCTTTCTAGCGATCAACTCGCCTGAATCCTCATGCCCTCTGATAAGAGCATTATGCTCGGTTCCAGAGAGATTAACCACATCCTCGAGAATCGAGGTATAGTTATAGAGATCTTCATAGCCAGTTGTCACCATGTCATCAGCATCTTTACCTTGAGGCGTAGCCATACCAATTCTAGAGACAGTATCACCTCCTGCGAGGGCTTCTGCTACTCCAGAAAGAGCGCGGAACGTAATAAGCGTTCCACCGGACACAGACTCAACGACCATATACTGACCATTAGGTTTCCGCAATATATCATCTACATTGAAGACACCCGGAGTATCGACAGTGATTTGCGTGCCGTTTGAGGCACACCCGTTGACAACAAGCGCCTTTACGGGTCTATTATCGCGTCGTGACCATTTAATCTCATGTGATAAGACTGGCTGATCAAAACCACCGATACGTTTAAGCAGTTCTATACGAGGCGACGGATATTTCTTTATCTCTTTTTCAATATTGAGATAAAGTTCTTTATCAGTCGACTGAAAAGTTGAACCTTGACCATAGTTTGTTGACATTTGTATTTATTCACCCCCTCTCCCTCATTTGAGCAATGAAATATAACTCATAGAGTCTAATTAGTAATCGTTCAAGATAATTACTGCTCCATGAGTTTTCATGCTCACGGAACTTACTTCTTGAACATACTGGCTATTCCCGACGCGATTGATGCTCCAGCTGACATTTCTTCTCTGTCAACGGCACCCTTCGACGTCCCGCCAGTTCGAATCTTTCCGCCTGTTTTGTCCTTTATAATCGTTTGGCCTCTTTGTACGCCAGCTTTTCGTGCCTGACGTGCCGTATTGACCAAAAGTTTTCCGATTTCTGCTATCGAGTATTGACCTCGATATGTTTCGGACTCTGGATCAAAATCAAGCGTATGATAAAGACTCGCAATCTGGCCTTCAAGTCCATCTATAAAATCAGGACTTTTAGGGTCTAGCTCTGGTACTGTTCGTAAGGAATTAACCTCGGACGTCGTTCTATCCGCGATTTGATTCATACGACTGGTATTTTGCATACCACCTACAGCATTTTTTATTTTGCCTATCTCTTCTTCCTTTCTCTTTAAGAGATTGACGAAATAGTTCTGCATTTCGTTGAATTTCTTCGCAACGTCATCCAAGCTTTCAAAGTCCTTTGCAGTATATTGTTTTAGCTCGATCTTAGCCTCTTCTGTCTGACCGTTTTTTTCTCCGGCCTTGGGATTCGGCATATCGATTCCATACTGCTTTTTAACGAACTGCGCCAAAAGCGCTGGGTCTCCTAACACCTTCTCCATTTGACCTCTCACCCGACGCTCATTAGCTAACTGCTGATGAACTGCTGATTTAGGATTTGGATCAAGTTTAGTACCTTTTTCGGTACGCTTTTCACCGTCTCCCTCTTCCTGCGTTTGTTTCTGAGAGTCTTCTTCCTCGTTTTGATCATTGTTTTCTTCCGAGTCTTGCTGGTTGTCAGCCTCCTCAGTGTTGGTTTCCTGACCTTCGTTGGATTCGCTCTCGACATGTTCATCCTCTGTTTCGGCTTCAGCATTGTCTTCAGGCGGAGCTTCACGCTCCCCGACTACGCCAAAACCTCGCTCTGATGTGTCATCGTTCATTGTTCAAACTCACCTCCTTTCCGCAAGCTCTCCCTCTAACGATTTATATGACGAGGATCGACTCCCCGAAAGGTTAAGCCTTTTCAAAAAAAGAGGCTTGCTATTTTAAGTATAAGATGGGGCTAAGAAGATTGTAATATTTATTACTCAAACAGCCCTACCTGTTACGCGGTGAATGAGCTTCCCGGTGCTCTGATCATATTTATATGTAGAAGGATAAACCTTTCTGACGAATGGACACTTTGTACAAGCAAAAAGATACTTTGGCTTATTAAGTATACGAAAGACATGTTCCCCGTCGGGACACCTGATTCTTACCTTAGGGACATTCATATAGCGAACAGTCTGCTTTTCCATGACTGTTTTCACGGAGAATCTTGCAGTTCCACGCTTTTCATCGATCTCATCGACGGTTATCTTTTTTACAGGAATATTTTCTTCTATATCAGTGTCAAGAGGAATACCCGTATCTTTGGTGAAGTCTTCAGGATTTTTCATTTGGCTCTTCCTTTTCTTGATTTCTATTAATAACCACCTTACCCTCAGCCTCAAGCCTCTCTAGCCTTACTTTTCTATCTATTTTGTCATTGAGGTCAGCAATAAAAGCTCGAATATACTTAATTTGACCAACCAACTCATCAATTTGGACCTTTTTTTCTTTTATGAATATCTTCTGGAAAACATCAGTGATGATGTGAACTTCGCGAACTTCGTGAACTCTATTTTGGATAATAATCGCCTCAGCCTCACGAAGGTCTGAGATCATCATGGTATAAAGCGGATTATCAAGCTTCATAAAAAGAGAAGCATGATTGAATTCACCTTCTATTACAGTCCATTCCTTGTAGGAAATAAACTCTCGGGGACGAATTTGCCGTATTCTATCTCGTACACGTTTTATCATAGGTGATGCCATCCTTTCTCTCCCTTAATAGTAGCACTACGGTAGAGTTGGTACAAGTCCTCAAACCACTTTTGATACTCCAAGGCCACCGTTTCCATAAGGAAGCGTGATCCATAATTTCTAATTAGGTTGTGAAGGGCGTTTCTTTTCGCCTTTTCTGCCGCCTCTACAAAATCACTCAAAGTATTACACCGATATCCGACGATTCCATTCATATTATCAGGTATAGTCTCAGGGAAAACACCGAAATTTGTCGTAATGACTGGAGTTCCACAAAGCATAGACTCTATATGAACGCCAGCAAAAGGTTCAAGATACTCAGAAGGAACAAATGTCGCGATAGCATGAGACATCAGCTCTTTTCTCCTTTCAGGATTAACGGTGCCAATAAAAGTGCAATGCTTCGGTAGAGTTTTTATGTCGATCTCTTCGTCTTGTTGACCTGCCAAAATGAGTTTTGCTCCGATTGCTTCAGTTGCTTTTATAGCAGTCCAAACACCCTTACGAAGGATCATTCTCCCTATATACAGGTAGTAGTCTTCCCTATTGTGAAGGTCTACATTTTCAAATTCATCCTTGTCAAAGTAATTAGGAATTACCCGATCATAGTAATTACCATTAATCGATTGTCGAGGATGTTCGCTTCCATACGTAAAGTTCTGAATGTAGGAGCTTTCAAAAGCTCTATAGCTGGCATAAGAACCTCTATATCCAACACCCGGCTCAACAGTCAAGAATAACCCTACTTTTTGAGCGATTGGTTTGTGGTAATATCCTTGAGTAACAAGAAGGAAGTCGTCATTCTTTTTGTTTTTAATGATAAATTCTGTCGCCCTTGTATAAAACTG